GTGGTTTTGAGACTTTAAGTATTTCAAAAAGTATGAATAATAGGGTTGTAATAGCAAGGGCGTTTCCAAGTCCAAATGTTATTAGAGCAATAGTCGTTAGTAATGGAACTGTAAATACACAAGTAGACTATTCAGTACAAAATGACGGATTTCATAAAGTAGCTATTACTTACAATCAATCTACTTTTTCTTTGTATGTAAATGGAGTACTTATAGGCACTGAAGCTATGACAAATTTTTCAGAAAATATGGACAGTGTTTCTTTAACTCAATATATAGGAAGTGTCAATCCTTTCTACGGAAAAGTAAAAGACTTACGAGTTTACAACCAAGCCTTAACAGATACAGAATTAATTGCATTAACAAGTTAAGTGTAACATTTGCCCTTATGATAAGAACAAGAGTAAATCTTTACATAACAAACACAATAAGATAAGAAAACAACGAAAAGTTAACATAACAAACACAATAAGATAAGATAATTAAAAAATCTTTACATAAGAATAACAAGCTAATAAATATAAATATGAAAATAAATATTGGAAAATACGCTTTTGATAGCAAAGAACAAGCACAAACTAAAATTAAAGGTTTAGGCGTAGAAACTGATGAAAATGGTAACGAATATCCAACACATAAACATACTATTGTACATTTAGGTCACATAGTAGAACAACAAGGTCAATATGATGAAGATGGTAACGAAACAGTTGCACCTGTATTATCTTCTAAATATCACGTTGATGCTTTATGGAAAGGTTTAGATGACCACCCTTATGGTTGGAAATCTTATGCAATTGATATAGATGATGAGGGTACACATTCTTTTTTAGGTTTAAGTTATACAAGTCTTAAATTCTAATGTATGGACAAGATTACAAAGATATTAAAGTATCTGTATATGTTACCTACTAAAATATCTTATGATAAGTTAGCACATTTCTTTGCAAGTACAATATTGCTTGTTGCTTTATTGTTTTTTATGAGAGCAGAAATAGCATACATTATTGTTATTTTAAGTGCTATATTTAAAGAGTTGTATTACGATTTGTATTTAGGGAAAGGTCAAGGAGATTTTATGGATTTTGTATTTTCTGTTTTACCGATATTAATTCATATATTATCATAATGTTAAGCTATGAAAGAATATCTAAACGCAATCGTAAGAATTGCACAATCTATAAAAGAGTTATCTCTGTCTAAAGTCTTCTTTATATTTGTATTAACAATAGTTATTATATTTAAAGATGACATATCTCATATAGTACAAACAAAGATATTCAATAAAGACGTTGTTGTATCGGGTTTAGGAAGTGGTATTGTAATAGAGAACGCTTTAAAAGAGTTATTAAAAGAAACTAAATCAGATAGAGCCTATATTTTTAGATTTCATAATGGAGTTAAATACTATGATGGAACACATAAGAATAAGTTTAGTTGTGATTACGAAGTTGTAAGAGAAGGAACATCAAGGGAAGCAATGAACTTACAAGATATACCTGTATCATTGTATATTAATTTCGTGAAAGATGTTATTGACTTAAATATGTTTCATTCTAACGTTAATAATATAGAAGACATAGCATTAAAAAGTTCTTTAAAAGCACAAGGTATAAAAGCATTAGGTATTTCACCATATTATAGAAATGGTAAATTAGTAGCTATGATTGGTGTTGATTATGTTAAAGAAGTACCTGATACAACAAGGTGGGAAGAAGATTCTGAAGCATTAAAGAAAGAGTTTTTAGAAAAAGTTAAGTTTATAGGTAATTTATTAGAGTAATGAGGTTAAGTGAAAAGCAACAAGAGTTTACAAAAGATGTAGCAAGTTTAATTGTTTATGCAGATACTATTGGTATTCAGCTAACATTTGGACACGCATATCGAGATAAAGAAACTCAAAGACGTTTAGTAGATAAAGGGTTAAGTAAAACTATGAATAGTAATCATTTAAAACGTTTAGCTGTTGATTTTAACTTTTTTATTAATGGAGAACTAACATACGATAAAGAACGATTAAAAGAACTTGGTGCTTTTTGGGAAAGTTTAAACGATAAGAATAGATGGGGTGGTAATTGGAAATTTGTAGATACGCCTCATTTTGAAAGACAAGAATAATGAAAAAGGTTTTATTTTTTTTTACTATTGGTTTTATTATTTTATATGGTTGTGGGAGTAAGAAGAGTAGCATTGAGTATAAAGAGGTTATCAAAAGAGATAGCATCTATATCACGAAGAATAACTATATTACAAAGCAAGTAAATGATACTATCACAATAGAAGCTGTTTGTGACACTTTAGGACAATTAAAAGATTTTGATAGGGTAATTAAATCAAACAATGTTAAAGTCTCTTTAAAGAGTGTTAAAGGTAATATACAAGCAAGTGTAAACATTGATAGTATTGTAAATTCTAAAATAACAGAGTTTAAGAATAATTATGTTGGTAAAGTAGAAATACAGAAAGAAGAAATTATAAGATATAAAACACCTCTTTGGATGTGGATAACAATAATATTAGAGGGTATCATTATATTTTTACTACTTAAATTAAAGTTTTTTTAGTCTGTTAATAACTTTTACTTGTAAATAACTCTTTTTTTTTACTACCTTCGTCTCGGGATAACCCGAGCAGTAATAAACATTAATTAAAAACATTAAAAGAGATGAAAAATTTACAAGCAAAGATTTTATTATTTAATCCTAATAGTAAAAAAGATTTTTTTAAAGATTTTAAAAATTTAGAAGAATTTAACAAGTACAAAGAAGAGAAACTTTTAAATAATATTTATATAAAGTATCAGATAAAGTTTAAAGAAGATTTAATATATTCTGAAAGTAAAATAGAATATTCTAAAAATAAAGATAGTATTTTAAAGAAGGATAAATACAATAAATCTCAACAGAATAAAATACAAAGAAATAGTAGGCAAAATAATATTGCTTTAGTTGGTAATGATTTAGTAAACTTATCTACATCTAATTTAAAGATAAATAGTTTTTTAAATTCTAATTTACCAATTACAAATGAAGAAATAAGAATATTAAAGAGTATGACTTCTTATAAGACTTTAACTGTTACCCAATATAATTTAGTAAAAGACATTAAAGAAAAGGTTAAAAGAAGAAAGAAAGTTACAAGTTTTAGAGATTCTAAAGAATACATAAAACTGTCTGATTCAATGAAAGAAGCAGTTAATAATGATTTTATGATTTCTGAATATATAAAGGGAGCAATAAAAAGAAAATTGGTTAATAACTAATCTACTAAAAAGTATATTAAAACATATATAAGTATTATATTTGAGTATAATTAAATTCTCTCATTTGTTATATTTTTGTTTTTAGGAGGTTGCAGTAAAATGTAACCTCTTTTTTATTTTAACAAAATTTAACATTTATTTTAACACTTTTTAACATTTAGTTCCAAAAAAAGTTATATATTTGTAGTGTAAAACAAAAACAATAATTAAAAACAAGAAATTATGACAACTTTAACACAAGCACAACACAGAAGATTAATCGAAGAAAACTTTAAATTACAGGAGCAAGTAAACAGAGGGCAAGATTATTTGGCTACCAACGAAAACATAGACGAATCAGTTAGGTATGTAATCAAAAAAATAATCGTAGATAATAATCATAAGTTAAACTCAAATAGGTCTATATTAGCAGATTATACAGTAATAATTAAAAAATAATAACAAACAAGGGAGGTGTAAAAGCCTCCCAATTAAAAACAAATAAATTATGACAAATTGGACAAAAGAAATGCATTTAACAGCATTAAAGAGATTAAGAGCAGAGATAACCTCTAAAGACTATGATTTACTTTTAAAAGAAATAAGTAAAGAAATAGGTGTAACAGTATTAAGTTTAAAAGCAGCTATTCAAAACTATAAGTTTGCTGCTATTGGTGTTGGCTTATCAAATGTAAGCAAAGACCAAGAGAAAGCAGTTGAAGAATACATACAAGAATACGGTAAATCTTTATTTAATATATTATGAGCAGAATAAACAACGAGGCTTGGGAAAAGCTAAAGCAACAAATAGAATACTATTTACAGGAAGATAGTAATATTACTGATATTAGTATTAACTATCAGATAAGAATACCCGAAATAGGAACAAAGAATTATTTAAAATTAAGCGTAAAAATAGATGAATAACATAGATACAAGACTGATATTATTATTGATATCATCAGAGGCTACAATACAAAAAATGGTAGGTAACGAAGAAATAGATTTTGGAAGTATTATAACAAGTGTTGAGGAGGTTTTAGACACTCCTTTAAATGACTTTTATAAAGAAATAATAGATGCATTTAGTTCTATTGAAGAAGGTAAATCAGATGAGATTTGGTTTGATGTTGTAACAGATTTGTTACTGCATATAAAAAACAGATACGAAGAAGAATAACGGACGAGTGTATGAACCGTTGCGTAATTGAAATAATAACTTAACAAAATAGAGATATGTTTAATAGAAAAAAGAAACTTGGTAGACGCACTATGAAGCAATGGTTTATACACATTGTTAGGCGTTTGTTGCGAAAAGAATACTGCAAAATTTGTGGACAAGAACTAACTGAAATTAGAGGCAAATACCCTAAACAACCAAGAAGAAAGGTTTGTGCCTGTTGTGCAACTGAAAAACTTGAATGGATAGAAGAACAGAATAATGTTGAGACGAAATGTAGCAATAACGCCTAACGTTACTTGTGTGTGGGTAGTTGGGTGGGTAGATAACTAAAACATTTAAAAAAATGACAGAAGAAAAAGCAATTAGGCATATAAAAACGATATTATTAAGTGGTGATAACCCACGTGGAAAAGAGGCTGAAAACAATTTGAAATGGATTTTAAACGAGTACTTAAAAACCAAATTACCTATACACAAGTAACGTTGTAAGTAGTTTTTGTGGTGTATTATACGCAAAAGGGTATAAAATGATGGTAATAACCAACATTATACGCAAAAAGGTATAATAATGCGAGTAGAAACAAACATTACTTACAACACCAAGATATGATTTGTTTTAATAAATTATATCAACTGTTATAACAACTTTAACATTTATTTTAACATTTAATAACAAAATAAACTATATATTTGTAGTGTAATTAAAAACAAACATTAAAAATTAGAAATTATGAGAACAATTAAATTATTAACATTAGCAGTATTATTAGGTACATTAGTATCTTGTGAAGATGATTCTGATTCTTCAGTTAAAGAAGAAAACATTTTAAACTTAATAACAAAGACTTATTATTTAGAAAGCTATTACGAAGACACAATGGTTTTTGATAGTTCAACAAGAGATGAATGGAGATATTACTATTTTGATAGAAGTAGAGGGTATATAAGTTTAGGTGAAACTTTATTTCAAAAATCAGTAGGTCCAATACAAATTATTGATACCTTAAGAATAGATTTATCTTCTTTCCCATCTCATATAGTTAAGGAATTTAAAGAAATTGATTTGGATGGATGGCAATTTCATCAACCTTTTTATGCTTCAAAAAGAATAAATCATTTAGAGATTATAGGTTATGAAAATCATCCTAATTTAAAAATAACAGCAGGTAAATTTATATTAAATGATGTTTTAAAAATAGGAACATCAAATATACCTATTGATAAGTTAAATGAAATGAATGGTAACAATTGGGATACTTTCAAGCAAGTAGATATGACTAAAGACCAAAGAAGTTTTGAAATTACTTTCAATGCAGATATAAGTACAAATACAGAAGAGGGTGTTTATAAAAGACCATTTGGAGCAACGTATGAGGACTTTTTCTTTAGTTCGGTTGGAGATATAGGTTTAATATCTAAAAGCGAAAGAGAAGGAGGTTTAACCTATAGTAGAGATTTTAAATACCAAGTAAAAGAAATATATTATTAAAAATAAATAGTAACAATTAAAATTAGAAATTATGAGAACAATTAAAAACAAAAACAACTATGCATTATTAGCATTATTTTTAGGCTCTTTTGGAGCACACAAATTTTATGTAGGTCAAATAGGTAAAGGTATATTATATATCTTATTTGCACCAATAACATTCTTTATAGGTATATTATCGGGTGTTAAATGGTTTTTATCAAGTGAAGAATCATTTGATAATAAATACAACAAGCAGAGAATACAAAGAGAAATTTTAAATAACTTAAAAACTAAATAAAAATGGAAAAATTAACAAAAATTCAAGCAGAATTAAAAGCGCCAAAAAGCCAATACAATTCATTTGGCAGATACAATTACAGAAGTTGTGAAGATATATTAGAAGCAGTTAAACCTCTTCTTAAAAAGCATAATTGTACATTAACTTTATCAGATGAGGTAAAAGAATTAGCAGGTGTTTTATTTGTAGAAGCAATAGCAATTATATCTGATGGTGAAAACCAAGTTCACGTAAAAGCACAAGCGGGCATAGACCCAAATAAGAAAGGTATGGACATTTCACAAACTTTTGGTAGTAGTTCATCTTATGCTCGTAAATATGCTTTAAATGGCTTATTCTTAATCGATGATACAAAAGATGCAGATTCAACAAACACACATAATAAAGCCGCTAAAACAACATCTAACGATAAGAATTGGTTAAACAAGAATACACCCGAATTTGATAAAGCAAAAACTTATTTGAAAGGTGGTGGAGATATTGCTAAAATAGAAGCAAAGTATAAGATATCAAAAGAAGTAAAAGAATTATTAACTAAATAAATATGAATAGTATCGAATTAAGACCAACAGAAAAGAAAGACCATTACAGATTGTTTATCAACGGTGTTGATATGACAGGTGAACAAGAAAGAAGTACCTTTAGACACATTATAGAGGTTATAGATAGTAAAATTAACGTAGGAATATAAATTAAATTAAATTAGAAATTATGAGTAAAACAAGTTATTTATTAGGAGAAGTAGAATTTAGATTAGATGAAATTAAAGCATTAAATCAATACTTTGAAAACGTATTAACATACGATGCAAACAAGAAGTTAGTACCAAAGAAAGATGAGAATGGTAACGAAATCAAAAAGCTAAAATTACAATTTTCTATTTTTGAAGAGGGCAGATACGGTAAAAACGTATCATTTACTTTACCTCAATCAAAAGAGCAAAGAGAAAACAAAGAACCTAAAAAGTATGTTGCAAATGGTAGAGTGTACTATGCATCAGATGATTTACAAGGTTTTGTTTTAAAGAATGAAAAGCAAGCTGCTGCACCTCAACAATCAGTAGTTGTTGAAGATGATTTGCCTTTTTAATTAGTGTTTAATATTGAAGAGGGTGTTATTTATTAGCATCCTCTTTTTAACTAATAATATATGTGGTATTATAAAGGTCAAAAAATAAAAGAAAGAAAAGATTTACCAACAGATGCAGTTGGGTTTGTGTATAAGATATACAATAGAAAAGAAGATAAATATTACATTGGCAAGAAGATACTACTTAATAAACGCACTAAACCTCCTTTAAAAGGTTATAAAAGAAAGCGGGTTACTTATGTTGAAAGTAATTGGAAACAATATACGGGTAGCAATTCAGAAACAAAAAATTGGGAAATTAATAATTGTTATCGAGAAATTGTATATATTTGCTTCAACAAGTTAGAACTTACATACTTTGAAACCAAACTACAGTTCATTGAAAATGTTTTAGAAGATGAAAGATATGTGAACAATAATATTTTAGGGAAGTTTTATAAAGGCAATATATTAAAAAATAAATAATTATGAAAAAATGCACAAAATGTAAAATAGAAAAAAAATTATCTGAATTTCATAAAAATAAAAATACCAAAGATGGATTACAGTTTTGCTGTAAAGTATGTAGAAAAGAGCAAGAAAAAACTGATAAAGAAAAAATTTCAATTAGAGGTAAAAGATATTATCAAGAAAATAAAGAGTATGTAAAAACAAAAGCAGAAGAATGGAGAATAAATAATAAATCTCGTTATAGAGATTATAAAAAAAAATATCAAAAGCACAAAAAAGAAACAGACCCATTATTTAAGATGAAGCATAATTTAAGAACTCGAAATTATTATGCCTTCAAAAATAAAGGCTATTCTAAAAACTCTAAAACACAAAAAATGTTAGGAGTTGATTGGGAAATATGTAAAGCGCACATTGAAAACCAATTTACAGAAGGAATGAATTGGAATAATTACGGAGAATGGCACATAGACCACGTTATACCATTAGCCTCTGCTAATACAGAGGAGGAATTAAAAAAATTATGTCACTACTCTAACTTACAACCATTATGGGCAGAAGATAATATAAAGAAATCTAACAAGATTGAGGAATAAAAAAAACAATTTTAAAATATAAAGAAGATGACGAACAAGAAAAATTACAAAGATGAAGGTGCAGATGAGATACAAAGAATGTTAATTCAAAAAGAGATGGAGGAGTTAATGGAAGAAGCAGAATTAGATGTTGCTGAACACGTAGATTATCCTCCTGTTGCAATTAGTTGTGGTACTTATGTAGATGTGGATACAGATGGCACACAAAGAACTTATCCAATACCAATTGGCACTTATGGAAACTTTAGTTTTGTACACGCTTATCCAAAAGTTGGCAAATCCTTTTTTATGTCTTTATTAGTTTCTGCTTATCAAGGTGGTAAAAACGAATACAGTGGTAAGATAAAAGGGCATAGACAAGGTAAAAAGATAATTCATTTTGATACAGAACAAGGTAAATTCCACGCAAGTAAAGTTGAGGAGACCATTAGTAATGAATGGATATATGCAAGATGAAGATTATCACTTTTTTGCTTTACGTACAATGGACTACAAACAAAGACGTAACTTTATAGAGTATATACTTTACACTAAATTTGCTGATGCTAAAATAGGTTTAGTTGTTATTGATGGTATTGCTGATTTATGCAGTGATGTAAATTCAATGGAACAAGCAACAGAAGTACAAGAGTTATTGATGAGATGGTCGGGAGAATTAGAGTGTCATATAACAACGATAATACATTCCAATTATGGAAGTACAAAGCCAACGGGTGTGCTTGGTAGTGCATTAGAAAAGAAATGCGAAACTCAAATAATGTTAGAAAAAAACACCGTTAATCAAGGGTGGGTAACTGTTGAATGTAGAAGAGGCAGAAACAGAAACTTTGAAACATTTAGTTTTGGATTTGAAGAGAATGGTTTACCTAAATTTGTTAATAACGATTATGAGTTTTAATTAAAAAATTACTTACATTAGTAATATGATAAAATGGAAAGAAAGTGATTTGTTTGAATGGTTAAGTAATAATTATTTTAAAACATTAGTTAATAGTAAAAACCCGATATCAAGATGGGATTGTTACGATATAGAAACAAGAAGTAGAATAGAGTTAAAATGTAGACGTAAACACTATGATACTTTAATATTAGAAAAAAGTAAATACGATGCATTAATAAAAGAATCTGAAAAGCATTTAGATATTCCTGTTTACATTAATAGCACACCAAATGGAGTTTATGTGTTTAACCTCTACAAAGTAAAACCAAAATGGTTTATGAAATCTTTACCCGCATCAACAGAATTTCAAAAAAGAATGTGGGTTAAAAAAGAGGTAGCAGAATTAGATATAAAACAAGCAATAAAAATTAAATAAATGGAGATTAAATTATTAAACGGAGATGTATATCACAAAGAGGATATATTAAGCCAAATGTACAACGATGAGTTTTACTATGGTTATTTAGGTAAAAACGCATTATCATCTTCTTCTTGTAAGAAGTTGTTAGATAGTCCATACGCATACTACAAGTCTTTAACAGAGAAGCAGCAAAACGTACAAGCGTTAAGAGATGGGCAGTTAATACACTTAATGGTATTAGAGCCAAACAAAGTTGAGTATTTAACGTTTACAGAGGGTACAAAGGCAAGTAAAGAATACAAACAAGCAATAAAAGAGGTTGGCTATCATAATGTCTTTACAAATTCTGAATACTATAAAGCAAAGAAGATAGCAGAAAGAGTAAGAAATGTTACAGATGTAGCAGAGATGTTAGAGGGTGCTAAATTTGAAATACCCGAAATAGGTTATTATAATGATTTACCATTTAGAGGTAAAGCAGATATATTAAAAGGTGGTGTTGTAATGGATTTAAAAACAACATCAGATTTAAAAGGTTTTGAACGTTCTGCTAATTTCTTTAGCTATGACTTACAAGCTGCATTATATTTAGAATTATTTAATGCTTTTGATTTTGAATTTATTGTTGTAGATAAGAATACGTTAGACGTTGGTATTTATAAGTGTTCTCAAAAGTTTATTGATAGTGGTAAGTAT